CCTGACCTCTCGTATCGCTTGATCGAGAAGTGAAAGTGTTAGGTTTCGACCTGTACCACTGTTATGAAGAACAGTAGCAGCAGCGTTCCAGCCACCAGCGGCGCGAGTTGCTTGGTTATAAACATCTGCACCATTGGTTACGGAAACACCAGCTTTGTTGACAGCGTCTTGGTTGACAATGTCATCAATGGAAGTGAAACCTGCACGGCTCTTCACATAAATAATTTCACCGTCGGTCAGGCTTCCACCGCCCGTCCACTCGGCGTCACTCTGAGCATCAAGCCCAGAATATGTTCGTGCCGTGTCGTTTATGGTTGTACCACCAAAAGTGTCACCAATTCGCAAAGTGCCAGCAGCGTTAAGGATTTCTCCTGTTCCTGAAGCACCAGCGGTAGTAGCGATTGTCTCTGATCGAAGCAAAAGCTCTTGGTTAATCTCTTTGATGTGGTCCCTAGCAGCAGCTTCCTGCTCAACCGCTAGGTTGTCACCCATACCACCTTCAAGACCAGACATAATCTGGGACTTGAGGCTCACACCGAAGTCAGTTGCCATAATCCTCGGTGCTGAATCAACGTTCTGATAAGCAGAAACGTCAATAGTAGGTATCGAGCCAACTTCTGTAACAGGGCGACTTCTACTGTCACCTCTGTCAGACCTGACCCTCCAACCTGTTGTAGGACCCCACTGGACTTTCCGAAGAATATTCCAGAATCGGGTCTGATTGTTTAATGCATCCCAGACTTTGCGTCCGTATGTTGCCGTGAATACATCAGTTGCTTGCAGATAAGTCTGCTTAGCGAAGTATCCGGGTGGCATCATGCTTGAGCGAAGATTCCTCTCTGCCCCTGCAATGTACTGTGCGATGCTAAGATCTTGCTGAGTCATTATCTAGCACCCCCATTTTTAGGATAGTAATACAGAGTCTGAGGAGTTAATTCACCAGTCTGGTTTCTCATAGCATTAACTTTCTTGAATGTACTTCGAAAGTCTTCTGGAGCGGAATCGCCCAAAACTTGTTCGATGCTGTTAGTGAATTGATCTTGTACATCAAGCTCATCGGCTTTTGCAAAAGATTCACCTTCAACTCCGATTCTTTGATCTGGAGCCATTTCGCTAGAAACGGGTTCTGGTGTACCAAGAATACTTTCGCCCTGTCCTCGAGTCTGGACCTGAGAATGAGCAGGCTGCATGCCAAAGCCCTTCAGACCTTTTCGAATACCAGAGTTAATTTCTTTTGATACGCTCTTCTTCACAGAAGCAAGTTCTTTCTTTAGTTCAGAAAACTCTTTCTTCTCTGCAGATCGGGCGACCATAAGATCCTTGATATCTTTCAGGATGGCGTTCACATCACCACCGTCGTTAGACAGAGCCATGTCGTACCCTCCTTTTTCGATCTCTTCGTCTTCGTCTTCAATATCCTCTTCTTCTTCGTCATCTTTCATCATGTCTTCATGATGCTTTTCCATATCTTCGTCCTCTTCGACGTCGATATCTTCCTCTTCCTCGTCGTCTTGCATTTCAAGACCTCGATTCTGAGGAACTCTCTCGCCCTCACCGGGGTAAGCCATTCCAGCGTTGTCGCCTCTAGACCCTGTGGTCTGAACCGACTGACCGTCAACGACATGCTTGGCGAAATCTTCCAGAATTTGCGTTAGTTCGGACTTATGAATATAAGGGTCCTCACCTTGTGACGCGCCTTTGGTTGAATTTCCGCCAGCAGATCCGTATTCGGCCCTGCCTTCTGTCTCCCCTCCAGTAATGGGGTTGAGCTTGTCTACCCAATCTGAAGGAACATCTTTCGCGGAAGCATCTTCGCCTCGGACATGAGGTGGATAATTTACCCCATATTCCTTGGTTATATACTCTCGGAGAGCCTTCAGGATAGGCAGAAGTTCTGGCTGTTGCGTTGCCATAAGCTTTCCCTCCTTTTAGGAATTTAATCTAATTTACGAAAAAATATTACAGATGTAAATAGTTCTAGGATTTTTACCATTATTTGGTAAAAAGTCTAAATGCGGACTTTTAGGTCAGAATCATACTCAACATGATTACCAACATAGCAGTCAGGACATGAATCTGGATCAGGCTTTTGCACAATGTCTGTTATGTATGACTTCTGATTCATCGGTGTTACACAAAGAGTTACTTCATATATGTCTAATTCAGTTACTTCAGTCCAACACTTACCATGATCACACTTGATTTCTTTTTCTTTTGCATTTCCTGCAATAGAGAAACCTCGCATAGTTCCTTTCATAACCTCAGCCATTGCTTTACGTGATACTTCCAAATCTGTTCTAAAGGCGGCTACCACAAATAATCCTTCAGGTCTTACTTCAGTAGTCCAAATCCTTCCATCTTTATCTACAAACTTTTCTAATATCTGACCAACCTGAATACCAGAATGGAAAATATTCATATTGGCATATTCAGGATGTGCAAGGAACCGTTTAATGGCACGTTGCATACCACCTAACGAAATACGATGTCCTTCCTGATCTACTACGTAGTAATTGCCCCAACCTGCGACAACTAAAGATTGTCCCAAATCCAACTTCTTCTCAAGAGAATTAGAATTTAAAACCTTAAAAGCATCAGACTCGCCTAAAGATTCAAGGGTATCTGTACTTCTAATGAAGTGTGATTGAACATCTTGAGCAACCTGAGAAAGCATAGACATAGATAAGTTAGTGAACTGCTCAGCAGCAGGATCAGTTGTTCTCATCGTATATTCATCCTCGTCAAAAAATCTTTGTGCGACTCTTTGATGTGCGGGATTCTTTACGTGCTTATTTTCCTCATTCTGAGGCTTATAAGTCTCCTTTCTGTCTGCAATCACATAACTGCTTTGCCCATCACCAATCGGTCTTTGGTGAGGCTCCATATACCTAGCTTCACTGTAATCAACAGATTCACTGGCTCTAGTGGTGACTCCATCTCCCGGTATATGTTTTGATTCTGTACGATTCTTTCTCGGACCATCAGAACTAGCGGCATCAGGTGCAGCTAATTGAGATATACCCTCATAAGTACCGTAAACTTCAGCATTCTTTTCTAAGCTGCGGTCTACAGAATCGTATCCCTTCTCTCCTGCAGGCTCTTCTTTTTGAACCGCAGTATCTGTAATCTGAGATTTTTTCTTTGGTCTAAGGGATGAATCATATTGCTCTGGTGTGCCTCCACCGCCATATGTAGCAGTAAATGTAGCGTCAGAACCAGAACTACCACCGGATGTCATAGCAGTACCACCACCACCGCCGTCTCCGCCAAACCCACCTCCAGCTCCACCAGCACCACCGCCGCCTCCAGCGCCGCCACCGCCACCGCCACCTTCTTTTTGAACTACTTCAAGTTTGGAGTTGTAATATGCTGGTTTTGAATTACCCTCATCAGATGGGAGAGGAGTATCGTCAGAAACGATCATAGTTCCACCACCGCCGTCTCCTCCACCCTCAACACCTTCTGCACCAGCACCTTGAACAGCTTTAGGCTGAGCGCCAGTACGTTTTCTTTCTTTCTCCGGTAAATCTATAACTGCTCCAGAACTAAATGCTTGCGTGCCAGTACCAGTCTCGGCAGTCGATAAAGCATTGCGACCATCTTGATCGGGATCAATAGGCTCTTCCCATTCTTCTTTACCGCCAGTCATCATCTCATGAGCTTTAAGAACAACCTGTTCTATCTCTTTATCATTCTGATAAAACTCTTCCGCCTTCGCCAAAATCTTCTGAAGTTGTTGTCCTTCTTCAATTTTTTGACGAATAATTTTAATATCGTCTAACTGACCTTGTTTTGCTTTTGCTTCTTCTACTAATGAAGGAGACTTAAGTGGAGCCTTACTTCGTAATTCGGCACGATAGACATCTTCTGCAGACGGCTCTAGATGCATCTCCATACCAGCAGCATCATTAGACTCCTGTACACTGGCTATTTCTTGTCCTGTCTCTAAAGCTCCTGAAACAGCACTAGCAGCCATACCAACACCACCACCGATAGCACCAAGAACAGCTAATGGGGCGATCTTCTCTATATCTGGTGGGAGCTTCTCAACATTGTTAGATACTTTCTTCTCTTCCTCTTCTGCGGTAGCCCGTCTCTCGTGCTGCATCTGACCTAAATTCGGAGTCTCAGCATCAGGGGTTATAGCAATAGTGTTATCAAACTTATGTATATAAGGCTCATCACCGGGTTCACGTTCTTTCATCTGATCATCTTCAGTTTCTTCAGGAAGAAGCATATTAGGATGCTCTCTCAAATATTCTTCCCAAGAAATTCCAGCTTCTTCTAAAGCAGCTAACTGAGACTCACT